CCCAGGGGCGTGCTGTCCGAGAGAACTACCATCGCCCGGGAAAAGCGGCGTTCGGGCAGCAAGGTGGTCCCATCCGGCACCCCCAGCGCATTGGCCAGCGTGAACAGATGCGAGTGCAGGATCTCCTCGTTGGGCGTGTGCCCAGGATCGCCCAGGGCCGAGAAGTCGAGCAAATACCGGTCGATCAAGCGTGCCACGGCAAAGCGCACGGCCTCACGGTTCGGCTCGATCTGTTGTCCGGATGCCAGCGCGTGCTGCGCGAAGCCTCGCCCGAAGGAGAGTTTGGTCTGCCCGTCTCGCCAGAACACCCCACTGTGATCCGACAGCAGCGCTTCACCCAGCCGACTCTCATCGAGCACGACGCGACGCAGGTCATGGCCGTGATAAAGCCGCGACAGGCGAGAACGGGCCGGCGCCGACAGCCGCGCAATAGCGATCAGGTTGGCAATCGCTGTGTCGCTGTCGAGCACTTGTCCCGGATCGAGTTGAAACTCGGCAAAGTGAACACCGGGCGGTTCCTGCTCGACCGTGGCGCGCATCCCGATCCAGGACAAGGCGGTCGCCAGTGCGGCAGGCGTGCCACGCAGCCGTTGCCAGAGGATGCCCTCGGCGATGGCTTGACGGGGTTCGGGCAGGTAAGGCAGCAATTCGCCCAGACCGTACTCCCAGATCAACCAGGGCAGCAGCGGGTCAGACGGTTCGGTCTTGAACTGGCGGATGGCATCTGCCGGCAGTGCCAGCCGGGTCAGCGGATCGGTCGCCAGGGATAACGCCTGCTCCAGCGGCGTGGCATTGGCGGGCAGCAGATGGTCAGCAGTCATGTGCCCTCCAGCGCAGGATGAGAAGTGCTATCGATCCCGCCCCGCAAATTCCAGATTCAGATGGATCAGCCGCACCGCCTGGTTGGCGTTGGCGCGAATGTCCACGGTTGGTGACATCAACTCGACCTTGTGCACGCCGGGACGCTGCAGCTCGCCAATGACCCAGGACGGTGTCAGATCCCAGCCCAGGCCCGAATGCGCAGCCAACGCTTCCTTGAACCGTGCATCGATGGCGTCGAAGGCGGCCATCGGTGTGTCGGGATAGAGCCAGATCCGGGCGATCACGGTGACGGGGATCAACTCGGCCGGCACCACCTCGACGGTGTCGGTCAGCACCCGGATGTCGTCGCGCAACACGACCGCGCGCACGGCATCGAGTACAGCATTCGATACCGTCTGTTCTTCCCCCTTGGCTAGAACGCTGATGCGCACACGCCCGGGTTCCGGGCTGTCGACCTCAACATCGGCCACCTCAGGGGATGCCGAGAGCGCCCAGTAACGGTAGTGCGCAGCCCCACCGGCATTGGCAAAGCCGATGATGCGTTGGCGGGTGCGCAGGCGCAGCGCCTCATCGGTCTCATCCATCAAGCGCGTGACACCGTAGAAAGCCGCCAGGTGATCGAGGTCGCTGCCCGTGGCAAAAGCCAGGAGGGAGGCCTTGGCAGCGGTGTTGATACGGTTTCTGAGCAGGACCTCCCGGTAGACGGCCGGGTCTGAGGCCAAGAGGGCCGAGTAGTCCGGGTAGCGGGATTGAAACTCGGCCTGCAGTTCCGAGAAGATCGTCTCGAAGGACAAGGTCTCGATCACTGCCGGGGTTGGCAAACTCGCCAGATCCGATAGCGTGCTCATTCATACCTCCAGTGCGGCAATCACGGTGGCTTGGCCATCGGGCAGATAGATGCCTTCCAGATCGAGCACGACTTGCCCGACTTCTGCCCTGGCGATGCGAACGCGGGTGAGCTTGAAGCGGGGTTCCCAGCGCGCCAGCGCCTCGGCGGTGGCTGAATACAGATCCATGGCGAGCCTCGGGGTCATGGGGTTGTCAACCAAAGCAGGTAGGCGCGAGCCATAGTCACGGCGCATCACGCGGGTGCCAATGCGGGTGGTCAGGATGTCGCGGATGCTCTGGCGCAGGTGGTCGATGCCAACGAGGGGCTGGCCGGTTTGGGCGTTGATTCCGAGCATCGCTGATTACCCTGCATAGACATTGGGTGACCCTTCGGCCACGCTCGAACCACAGGCCACCGGATCGCCGATGCGCCCGACGGCCTGACCTTCGGCAAACACACAGGAACTGCCCTCCGCCAGCACGCTGGCGTGACAGGCGGGGCCACAGCAGTGAGTTCCCCAGGCATCCCCCATCCGATGCACCGCGATGCCATTGATGAACACCGAGGCGGCAGCGGAGGTGCTCGGGCGTGCCGGGAAACAGCCATGGCCGGTACATTGATCGCCCAAACGGGTCACAGCAGGCATCCGCTACCTCCTTCAGTTCAGATCAATCCGGGGTGCAGTCAGCCGCGCGCCCTGATCGCTGAGTTCCAGTCGCGTCGGGCCAATCTCCAGCACGATCTTCCCGCCCGCTGGCACGGCCAAGCGCCAGTGGTGCTGCGCCCGGTCGTACTCCATCACCGCCCCGTCCTTGAACCGCGTGCGCGAGATATCTGCTGAATCGGCCGGAGCAGGATGATCAGCCCGGTAGATCGAGCCGACCACCACCGCCTGGTTGAGATCACCCCCTGGGGCGACCAGCAACACCTGCTCCCCTGGCTCTGGCGGATGCCAGGTTCGGTCGAGACCTGCACGCAACGTCGCAAAGGGCAACCAGCCTGTGGTGATGGGACCGGCCTGCACCCGCACACGGGCAAGTGCGGTGTCGAGCGCCACCACCTGGCCCATGAGTGCCACATTGCTGATGCGCCGCTCGGCCTCGGTCATGTCCTGGTGCAGGTTGCGTTCGGTCATGCTCATTTCTCCCTCACGGCTCCCGGTAGTGCGTGCCGACCGGCTGATAGCTGTGCTCATGGCGAGTGCCGATCTCCGGCACCCAACTCACCAGCACTTGCAGGGGCAACACCCCGTCATCGATCACAGGCGTGGTCCAGTAGCTGACCTCGAACGACAGGCGGGCGGCCAGCACCGGCGTATCGCCCTCTCCGCCCTGATCGACTTCGGTGCGGGTCAGGCGTGTGCCTTCGACCAGCAGGCCCAGGGTCTCATCAAGATCGAGGATGGCTTCCACCGCTTGGGCCAGCACATCGGCCTCTTCGGCAGCGGCGTCACCACTGGCGATGATCTCGATGGAGAGCTCCAGCTTGCGATAGCGCAATCCGGGGTCAGCATTGGGCTGGTCCTCGATACGCTCATCGCGGGTGTAGATCAGGATCGCCGGGAGCTTGCCAGCAAACAGCGGGGTGCTGCGGTGGATGCTGATGCGCGAAGCGGTGATGCGCTCATCCACCTTGGGCAAAGACTCGTTGAGTCGCGCGGCCACGGCCTCACGAATCAGGGTGCGTGGATGCTTCATGACCGCCCCCTTTGTGTAGCATCAATTTGAGGAAGCCATGCCCATCGGGTCGCACTTCGACGATTAGGTAGAGCACACCTTGCACCGTCACGGCATCGCCCTCGGTAGGGTTGGCCGGCAGATCGGCCTGTCGCACCTCGAGCACTGGCTGCACGCTGGACACCGGCACACCCGTGCTGGCATCCACCTCCTGGTGCGCCGCCGAGAACACGCCCCGGCCCGGCAGCGCCTCGGCCTGCCCTTCGAGGTGAAACACCACCGGCTCACCGAAGGTGGTGAGCACGATGGATGATATGGCCCGTGTCAAATCACCGAAGACCGTCATGGTCACCTCCCATCACGATCACCAGCCATTGCTCGAGAAGAGCCGCACGGTGAGCGCCGGGCGTTTCACAATCGGCAGCGGGTTGGACTGGGTGTAGATGTCGACGCCCGTGCCATTGGGCCGTGCCAGCTGGTGCGCATAGAGCTCCTGACCATAAGTACCGACGGCTTCCATCAGGTTCGCCGGGGCGAAGTAGGTGCGGAAGGTATCCAGCGTGCCCAGCGGGAACGCCACCCCTTCGCGCGGCGGAATCAGGCGCACGGATGTACCGTTGGCGAGCGTCACCGTGCCGAAATACTCTTCGAACAGGATGGAGCCGAAGCGGAAACCCCGGCGCACATCGTCGCGCAGCGGGTTGGTGCCGGCCGTGCCCTGGTAGAAGGTGTAGGCCTCCTTGACGGTCTTGTGCTTGACCAGGGCATCGAAGAACTCGGGGCTGACCAGGGCGTGAATGGTGGTCATCATCTCGCCCTTCAAGTTCTCCTCGATGTGGCGGGCGACCTGGGTGCAGTGGATGACCATGTCTTCGGTGCTGCCGAACACGAAATCCACCTCGGGCTTCTGGATGTCGAACTCATCGTGCCAGTCGTAGAGGGTGTTGCCAGCACCATCCTTGGTGATGCCCAGCAAGGCATTGACGCGCATGTACTCCAGCGTCTGGGCGTGTTTCGCACGCATCCGGGCGAGTTTGCGGGTCATCACGGTCACCAGCGGGTCTTCACCAGCGGCCAGGCTCAGGCCCCGAATCCCCTGGATTTCCTCGGGCAGCACCACATCGTTGTGCGGGATGTGCGGTACGGCAAACGAGCGCACCGAACGCTTGTCGGTGGTCCCGAAGGTCGCGGGCGCACCGGGGGCCACGGCTGGAAGCAGACGCAGTTCGCCTTCGATAGATTCGATGGTGACGTTGCGCTGGGAAATGGGCTCGGGTGCAAACAGCCCCAGCTGGCCGACACGGCCATAGGGGTTGGGCAGCATCTGGATGGCGGCCGACATCTCGGCCAGCGTGAAGCCGCCGGCGTCGAACGGATTGACGATCACGGTCATATCAAGACTCCTGGGAAGTGAGATCAAGCGACCGGACGCACGACGATACCGTGGGCAGCCAGTTGCTGGTGTTTGAGGGATTGGGCTGCGGCATCCGTGACCGTGGCATCGAAGGCCAGCGCACGGTCTGCGACGATCACCTGGCCACGTGCGAGCACCACCGCCTGGGTGTCAGTTGCGCTGGCAGCCACCGGGTGCAACAGCACGGCGTTGGCAATCTCGGCCCCCTCGGTGCCCGTGGTCGATGCCACTGGCGAGAAGGTGTATTTGCCATCCGCCGTGATGCGACCGAGCACCGCACCCAAGGGGTAGGCGGT